GGAAGGAGACCGCCACCGTTCCCGTGGTAGCGTTTGGCGAATTGAAGCCATAAATGTTGACCGTACCGCCTGTCACATCTTCGGGAATAGCTTGCCACACTTCCCAGACATTCGTGCCGCTACCAGTCTCGACCTGAATCATCGTCGGGTAGTCGATGTTTACACCACCGATGTTGTTGGCATTAAACAGAACTTGGTTGTTCGCGCCCGTGCTGGTGGCGACAGTGATCCAGTCGCCCCTGACTTGCAGCACGGCATTCTGCTGGACGGTAAACCCACCATTATTTAATCCACCAGAACTTAAACCGTTCTGCATATAGAACTCAAGATTCAGTGGGACGGTCGTGTTGGCATTACTTACTTCGATGCGCCCAGTACCTAGAGCCTGAATTGTCCTTGGTCTGATAGACCACTGGCTGTTTACCGTAAGCGTTACACCGTCCAGGACGTTGATAATGTCATCTTGAGCATAGGAGACAGCAGTTAGATTTGAATTGGCGCTTACATTTATTGTTGCCATTTAGACTCTCTCATGTACCATAAGTTATGGCCGATACTGCATTATTAGAATAACTAATGTATTTATTACCCGCAAATCCACTTGCTGTTATGTTCACTCGTATCACAAAATTGTTGATATCGTAAAAGAGAGATTTCACCGTGCCGTCTGAATAGACAATGTTACTAGCGAATCCTGTATTGGCATACACGATCGTGTTGTTCACGCTCTTTAGATTCTTGGAATAGTATTCGAACGTTTCTGCTAGTGGAGCTGGTCCCCAATATGCACCAGTCCCGTTAGATATAAGAATCTGCCCATTAGAGCCATTGGAGCTGTTTGCTGTAAAGGTACCAGTTAAAGTAAAGTTGTTTACAGATATTGACTGACCGTTAGTAAAGGATGCACCTGTAGACCAGTATACAGTAGTTCCATTTGATGTAAGGACCTGCCCGTTAGTACCAAAGCTTCCATTTGCCCTAATACCACCTGTGGTGTTGATAATAACGTTACCAGTTGTAACATCACCAGTAAAGGTTGGGTTTGCAATCGTCGCGTAAAGGGCTAGATTATTTGTTAGATTAGTAGTAGTTACATAGTTTGTAAGATTACTTGATAGCTGTGATGTATTTACGAAAGGTCTACTATCAACATATGCAACCGCATTTGTATATGTTGTATCCGCGTTACTGGTGATTTGACTTTGTAAAGCGCTGACGTTTGCTGTTAGCTGAGCATTAGACACTACACTAGCAGCTGAAACATTACCCACAAACGAAGTATTATTAGCTGTTAATGTACCGATAAAAGCCGTATTAACAAATAAACCAGCTGTATTAGCAACAATACCTGTATTAGCAAGTACTGATATAGTGCCGGTATTCGTAATAGGCCCACCAGCTAACCCGATACCTGTAGCTACTTGTGTAACAGTTCCTGTTGTTAGTGTTGACCAGTAAACAGATGTAGCGTTGGACGTTAGTACTTGTCCAGCAGAGCCATTGGAGCTGCTTGCTGTAAAGGAACCAGTCAAAGTAAAGTTGTTTACAGATATTGACTGGCCATTAGTAAAGTTGCCTCCGCCAGCCAAGTATACAGTAATTCCATTCGATGTGAGAACCTGGTCACCATTATCAAAACGAGTTACTTGAGGTGTTACAGTTACGATACCCTCTAATATTCTGGTAACTTCTAATACTGTATTGGTGAGTTCGATATCGTAAACATACCGGTCACTTACTAAACTGCTTGTTTGATTAGCGGAAAGATATGCAGTAAGAGTGCCGTTAGAATATACACTTACAGTGAAAGCGGTAGCAGAGTTTGACGTGTACTGCTTTCGAATATGACCAGTACCTGAATAGCCAGTTAGATTTACCAGGCTATTATTAGCGTCTTTTACCTCTAGATTAATAGAGTATGAGCTACCTTGATCTATAAGGAGATTTAATGCTTCAGCCATAACACGTTCTTTTTTAATAGTATTTATACAACCAATAATCAAAGTTCAAACCGGGTAGCTTTCTGATTAAAAGTCTAAAAGTTTTCATCGCAGGGGATACTCCAGTCTCCACAAAAAAGTAAAGAGGGCTTAAGCCCTCTTTACTTATAACGCTGCATGGACTGTAGGAACCCCACCTGCCTTTAAAGGCGACACAGTCACTTCCGGGCACGGCCGTGCTCTTGCCTCTTGAAACTATATTAGCTCAAACATGCAGGCTTATTTATACTAACCTTCAGTTAGAAAGAACTTCGGAGTAAGACCGTCAAATCCTCCCCCTAAGTTCAAATGGGAAGCTGTTCTATATGCTTCTTCTTTACTATCTAATACCATGATAAGCTGATCAGTCTTAATCTCTTTAATATAGAAATCTTGACCTTCTTGTATTACTCTATACTTAATCATTAAAAGTTAAAGCCCCCTACTGTTTTACGCTTTTTCTTAACTCTACCTAACTCTACTTCTTCACGATTTCTCTCACCGAAATGAGTGCTATCCATAATAGGACCATCCAAGATATCAGCTTGACTATGCTGTTCAGTATCGTAAAACCTCATCTTCGGTCTATCAACACCAATTACAAAACGCTTATCCATATTAGGATCATTATATCTATTCTTTAGCTGCTTTACCATTACCTGATTCATACCTGCAAGCTCTTCAGTATTAATAAGAGCAAACATAAAGTCAGCTGTAGCAGGCAAACCAAACGATTCAGAAGTATCCTCAAGTCCTAGATCGGTATTAGTATAACCACTACGCGTAGTCTGAGTAGCGCTCACAATAGGTACCTTATACTCAACAGCTAAACCTCTCAACTCTTCAGCAATAGCCTTAATGTAAGTATAAGAGTTTACACTTGCTCCTAACTTAAGTCTAGAACTCATACAGATATTTAAGTAATCAATGTAAATTACATTAGGGTTAAAGTTCTTCTTGATCTTAAGATCTTCAATAAGAGTTCTAAAGTGAATGCTGCCTGCTGATGCAGTTGGATATTCTTTAATAATTAATTTACCCGAAGTCTTACCTTTTACTCTATCAACCTTCTTGAGATATACATCCTTGGGTAAAGTAGCTAGCTCTTCAGTAGAAACATTAAGAAGATTAGCATCTATACGTTCAGCAATGCGCTCTTCAGCCATTTCCATAGTAATATAAAGTACGTTATGTCCCTGCATAAGATTAGTTGCAGCGCAGTGACACATGAACATAGTCTTACCTACACCAGTACCGGCAAGAATAATATTCAATGACTTTTGAGCCAATCCACCTCTAGTGATCTTATTAAAATATTCTAGATCAAAGGGTATCTTCTTTTCTTTTAGATGGTAGAAATCATAGCGGGATTCACTATCATCTAGAAAATTATGACCAATGCTACTATCAAAACTAACTGCCAGAGCATCAGTAAGTATACCTGGAATTGCATTCTTACTAAACTTCCCATCTTTACCATCTACGATTTGAATAGACTGGTATAGAGCATTTACCACTGCTCTATCTTTACAATAGTTTTCAGTCTTTTCAACAAGCCAATCTAAATGCTCATTAACAGGAGCTAGACTCTCAACAAGGCTAGTTACTTCTTTGAATCTAACCTCATTGAGATTTGTCTGACTCTCTAACTCTACTCTAATAGCTGCCTTGGTTGGCTGCTTATTATATTTCTTAATAAAGTTATCTACGACAGAATACACTTCCTTGACGTTAGAGTCTTGAAAGTATTCTGTCTTAAGAAACGGTACAACTTTTCTTGCATAGTCTTCATTATAAACAAGACTTGAAAGAATCAATTCTTCTTTCACTCAACTACCTCTTCATCAATAATACTGCCCATAGCTAGAGTATATTTGTTTTCAATAAAAGATGCAAAGTCTGTTTCTTTTAATAGCGCAGTCCAGAACTCAGAATTATCGACAAAGTCACCAGCGCGCATATTAGTACCAAGCTCACCGGTCTCTTTATTTACTCTTGCATACCAGCCATTCTTAGGCTTTACAATATAACCACCTTCCATAGCAATGTCAAGAAGACCTGACCACTTATTGATACCGTTCTCATATGTTAGTGTAATAGGAATCTTGCTCTTCTCTCTTACATAACGAGACTTCTCAACGTTAATTATAAAGTGATAGCCTGCAATTTCACCATCTTCTTTTTCTTGCTGCCTACCAATAATCCAGATATTATCTGCACCATAGTAAGACCCAGTGCCGCCACCTACAATATCTTTTGGAAACATGCCAATCTCTTTATAGGTATGGTTGATAACAACCATCGGAATATCTTTAAGTGTAAGTTTTGCAGTTACGATTCTAAACAGTGACTTAATAGCCTTAGCACGAGACATGTCAGCTACAGTCTTACCTTCAATAGCGTCATCAGTCTCTTTCTTCGAAGCTAAGTTACCGATAGAGTCAATAATAATCATTACCTTATCAGTACGTTCTAGATTCTGCAACTGAACAGAAATATCGTGTTTGAGTTCTTCTACATCAGTAACAGGAGTATGAACTACAGCTCCTAGATTGATACCAAACGTCTCAAAATACTTTTGCGGTGTGCCGAACTCAGAATCGTAGAATAGAATAATACCATCATTATACTTCTTCAAGAAAGAAGCAGCAAGTAGTAATGCATAACCAGTCTTAAAATGCTTTGAAGGGCCAGCGAGCATCGTTACGCCAGGTGTTAATCCACCATCAATACGACCAGATAATGCAACGTTAATCATAGGCACAGGAGTAGGAATCATATCCTTTGCCTTATAAAGTGCACTATCAGCTATCATAGAAGTTAGCTTAATAGTAGAATTCTTCAATAGTTTTTCTTTTAACGACATAACAATCTCCTAGAAAAATGCGTCAAGTGTGTTCTTTTGTTCTGTTTTCCATCCTATCTTATCTAGGATAGACTTAATCGGCTCCAAGAAACTCTTTTCAAACTGCTTATTAAAATCGAGATACCTCTCTAATCCAAACTCAAGGGGAAGACCCCCAGTAGAAGCAATAACAGTATCTTGTACTGGGTTAGGCATTTTAAGATAACAAAACTTAATCTTCTCACCTTCGTTAATTTCGGGATAGTTCACTAGCTTATACTTACGTAACATATGGTTATAAAGAAGAGAGCCCTTAACATGAATAGGGGTAGCCTTCTTATATACAGAAGTAGAGTCCATCCACTTGCTCATTTCCTTACAGCCACGAGGAAATGCAATATCTTCAAACGGCAACTTCTCAAACTGCTTTCTGAAGTCCGCAATATGCTTGATTACGGTCTTTTCGTCAGTCGACATAACTAACTTGAGAGTAGATTTAATCATATCTCTACAAGCAGATGGAGTGGAAGTTTTTACAGCCTCAATACCCATCATCTTTAACTTGGGTTCTTTATATCTTACACCTTCACTATCCCATACATTCATAATATAACGTTTCTTGGCTACCCAGATAGCCTTATCAGCGAGATTTTCTCGCTTCATTTTCATCTTCTGATCATATGCATTTACATATTCTGCAAGTTCAGCAAATGCATTATCGATAAGCGGCTCAATCTTCTCCTTGCAAAGCTTATCCATAAAGTCAATTATCTTATTAGTATCTTTTTGCTCTTCCTTAGCGAACAGATGATCTACTAGAGGGCCGAGATTCAAATAGTTACTATCAGTATCAACCGCGATAATATAATCTTTCTTCTCAGTCTTAAGTACCTTATTCATATACTTGTTGAGTGTGTTCTCAATCCAACGAATAGAAAGCTGACCAGACATGGTAATCGCTTCGGCGAGATCGTCATCGTAATACCTAAACCCTGCATTCGATAAAGCACCATAGCCTGAGTTCAGAATAATTTTACGAGCCATCTGATTATTATTATACTGCGCGACTAATGCAGTATATTTCTTCTTTAACTCAGCTTTAGATAATCCTGATTCAGTATACTGGCCGCCCTCTACCTTTTCGAGAGTCTTCTTGGCCTCAATCATTTTATCCTTAAACAATACACGCTCATCATAAAGCGTACTCATAAGCTTAGGCAAGAAACCTTGTCGATCACGATCAAACAAAACACCGTTAGCCGCAATCGTTGCATTATTCTCTTTAATAGATTCACTAATGCGTGTGCGTCCAAACGTCTCTTTGTTATAGTATCCATCTAGAACATCGTCAATAGTGTATGTCTTCTTGGACTTACCGGTAATCGTTTCGGGACTAATATTATACTGAATAATAAGCATGGGGTACAAGGAGTTAACGTCGAATGATGCTACCCAGTTATGCATTCCCACGAGAGGATCTTTTACATAAGCACCTACAATCTGCTCTTCTTTCTCAGTAGACTTATTCTGGGGAACTACAATCTTCTGCTTAAGCAAATAGTTATGAATAATAATGTCCCACATTCTTACAGTAGTAAATGTATCGGGATAGTTTACCTTACCACTATAAGCAATCGCCATCACCTGCTCAATAAACTTCATCTTCTCATCAAGGGCGTGAACGAGATCTACGTCCTTAATATTATAGTCGATATACTTCTGAAAGTCATTTTCGTATAGTTGATGCAAGGAACTATACTCAGAATAGTCTAGTTTCTTCTCGCCCAGTTCTACGTGTGCGATATAATCAAGTCGATAACTTTCCTGCATCTTATAAGAGAACTTCTTATACAGCTGCAAGTAATCAAGTACAGTTACACCTACAGGAGTATAGATTGTATATTCTCTGCCTTGTACGAACAGTTTACGATTTTCAAGAATACTCCAGGGGGATAGTTTCTGCGCTTGATCTTCGCCTAGGATTCTTTTGATCCTGTTAACCATATAAGGAATATCGAAGAACTCTACGTTCCAGCCAGTTACAATATCAGGCTGAAACTTATTCCAAGTCTCGATAAATTTAAAGAGTAGGTGATGTTCAGACTCACAATGATGGTAAGTAACGCGTTTATCTGTAACGTTATACGGCTTCAAGCCCATAACGATAATCTCATCGTTCTTACGAAGAGTAATAGCAGTTACGAATCTATCAGCAGTCTCGATATTTGGAAATCCACCTTGTGAATCAACTTCGATATCGATAGTCACTACAGATACGATATTCTTATCAAACGTAATATCTTCAGAGTATTCATCATTAATAAACGCGTACTGAAAGTTAGTTAGCCCATAGAACTGAAAACCACTAACATCCCTATAACGCTTAATGAATTGATTGCATTCAGACATTGACTCGAAGTCAATGCGATCGACTATCTTACCATCAAGAGTGCGATAGTCACTTTGCTTAGTCTTTGACGTAACAAATAGGTAGGGCTGATACTTCACCTTTCTAGTAATCTTCTGGCCATTCTCGTAACCTCGTACAAGAATATGATCGAAATGCCTAGCAACGTTAGTATAGAATCTCATTAAACCCTCCATTTATAGTACATTATATAACACATAGCAAAAAATATCAATAAAAAAAGAGGGGCTTTCGCCCCTCTTATCAGAACTTACTCTATATGAGTAAGTTCATATTAAGTGTACCAAGGTGTCGCATTCTATCTTCTGATTCCTTAACTGTGTTAGCGGAATCAATAAAACGCTCATACTCGGTTCTGGCTTCGAAAAAGCCTCTTATCTTATTAATTATAGTAGACATTTTAGCCCTTGAGAACCTGCTTTTCGCTCTTTGGTTCAGCAGAGTCCTTAATATCTACCTTACGTGGCTTCTTATGATCTGGGATAATATTCTCGAGCCAGATCTTTAAAATGCCATTAACCATCTCAGCACCTTCTACTTCAATAGTATCAGCAAGAGTAAAAGCGCGCTGGAATGAACGATTAGCAATACCCTTATATAGAATATTGGCTAGATTCTTTTCGTCACTGTCAAGCTTACCAGAAACGACTAGCTTGCCATCGACAAGTTCAATCTCAATATTCTGCTTACCGAAACCAGCAACGGCCATTTCGATTACGTACTTGTTTTCGTCTACTTTTACAATGTCGTATGGGGGATAGTTAGCTACTTTTAGAGTATTGTTAGCAATATCTGAAAAGCGCTTAAATGTGTCTTCGAACCCAACAGCAAACGGGGTCCAATTAGGTAGTAATTGAGTCATGTTAGCCTCCTTAAAGCAAGGTTAATATTACAAGCCCATTATGGCGCTTGCATAGTATTTATATATTAACCTTGCTTTTGAGGCAACTTACTTCTTGGGCTTGCGACCTTTAACAGCAGCCTTTGCCTTTTCTTCAACAGCAGCTACTTTCTTCTTGGCTTCTTGCTTTACTTCAGCAACCTTAGTCTCTACTGCAGCAGCTGCTTCTTTAACTTCCTGCTTCGCAATAACAACAACGTCATGAGCTACCTGTTCGGCTTTCTTAGTAGCTTCGTTTAGCTCTTCTTCTGCTTTATTCTTAACAGCTTCAAAACTAATTTCCTGCTTCTTGGCATACCAGTATACACCACAGCAAGCCGCGGCTAAAACAGCTAGTGCAATTAAAACATCCATTTTATTTTTCCTTTGGAAAAAGAGCCTTTTTCAATTCAGGCTCTCTATAGTTGGGACCCTTCATAACCTTACCATAAGAGTTTTTAATGGCTTTGCCATCAGGTCCGAGTTTAGTCATATTTGAGGAATGAACTTCGTCAAAGCAGTCATTTAGATTAATTCCAAATGTATGCCCTCCTCCATATACAACATATAGCAAATCTGTTAATGCGTCCGCTACCCCTACAATATCATTATATGCAATTGCTTCTTCTAGCTCTTGCAGTTCTTCTCTAATAAGTTTTACTCTAAGAAATGTAATGTCTGGATCAAGCGGAAATTTAGGGCTAGTCTCAATGTCCTGATCACATGCTTCCATAAAATCGCGGACTTTATCAAAGTTGGTTTTCATTTTAATTCCTTACATTGCGACCAATATTATACTTAGGTACAAGCTGCCAATCAGCTTTCTCTTTATATGAGAGTACTTTAATTTGACTAAGAGGTGCGATAGGTTCTTCAGTTATTTGAGGCTCTATAATCTTAATAAGGCCCCATTCCTGCAGAAGATTAGCAATGGTGTTTCGCCTCGCTAGATCCTTCTCATCGAAGTCAGCAGGGCGACCATCAAGTTTAAATAGTTCTTTAAAATGTACAAGGTAATATTTACCTTGCTTGTGAAGAATATGGCAAGATTGAAAAACTACTTTTTCTTTCTTAGAAGCTACACCAATTCTAGTAAGAGTTTCTTTAACCTTAAGAAAATCTTCGCTACTTTTTAGCGCTATTTCAACAAGCCCGTCAACTTTAGCATTCATCTATCCACCCTTTTGTAATCTCTGTTTTATTATGTTTAGTTGAGATTTAGATAGAATTGATAGAGCTTGTTTTGCTTTCTTATTACTGTAGCCATAATACTGCTTAACAATTTCTAAATTCTCATCATCCACTCTCTTCACCCATTTCGCATAACGCTTCATTGGACGAATACTATTTAGATAATATTCAAACTGGAGCTTAGGGTCTAGATGATGTAGTCTATTCATCTCATTTGCATAGAACAAACAATCAGGATATAGAGTTAGTGCCTTATTAACAATATAAGGTGCATAGTCTTTTTGAGATTGTTCAGGTTCTTCGTTGAATAGATTCTTCTTATTATATGATATTGAATTAACAAAGTCAAACGGAGTCATTACTTGAACTCCGTTTCACTCATAATCTCGATCAGGCAAGCCATAATATTAATTTCCTGATCTGCAACAAAAGCATTCTTATACTGATAGTCAGCAAGTGTTACGATTAATTGCGGAAGAGATTGAGGCCTAACAACTTCACTTGCATTATCGTAAATAGCTCTAAAGAACGTACTTGCGTCAATATCACTATTTTCGTTAACCCATGACCTCACTTCCTTGAAGTTCTTACTCTTCATGGAAGAGAATAAAGTCTTGATATTACTATCAAATTGATTAGCTAGAATACCCGAATCAATCTTACCCACAGCACTATAACGCTGCAGTTCATTAAGTACGCGCCTGAAGTCTGGGAAGTGCTTGGTTACAACTTCTGCAACTACCTTTTCTTCATACTCAACATTTTCTAACTTAAGTACATTGCATACCCGCTTGAAGAAGCATGCTGCAATCTTC